GTTTTATTTCGACCATGAGTGGTAAAAGAGATAATCTACCTAGGAATTCAGGTTCCGAAGTCGCTAAGTTTAAGCAAGATGAGAAAGCAAATGCTTTGAATCGTTTTAAAGAAAGTAGAGATCAGTGTTTGAACCGTTGGCGTAGACCAACGGCTCAATCGTTGACTATAACTGAACCCATTGGAGTTGAAGCTCGTAAAATTTTATCTGAACATTTTATTAACTCCAATGTTTCATTCAAACCTGTGGGTAATCATCCCCATCCTTATGGCGCATTTTGCCGTAAGTATTTCAATCAAGCTTTATGGTGGCATTATTTACCAGGATACCTTATCGTTGATATAGGTGGACACGTTCGAACTGCCTTGACTGACGACCCTTTGTATTTTGATGCGAAGGGAAGTTTCAAGATGGCAGATCGTGTGTTCTCTATATGTCCAACTCTGGATAATCGTGATGTGAAGAGACACAGCGATTGGGATCAGATGGTATATAATCGAGACTGCCAGGAAGAAGTTAAGTGCGGTTGGGATACTAAATGTTACTTGCGTGAATGCAAAGCTCAAGTTAGTGGCTATTGTCCCCATGCTCAAGCCTGGATTGAAAAGAAGCAAAAAGAGGTTCCTATGCGTAGGGCCTTTACTGCTATTGATTCTGTTTATTATCCAGGTGTTATTGAAGCTATGTTTATTCAAGGGGTAGCCGCTCTTGAAGCTGGTGAGAGTGTGCCGATGTATATCACCTTCCACGACTTGTTGAAAGCCTATGATAGGCAGCAGTATCAATCTGCTGATGGAGAGATGTCGTTGAAGTTTGATATTGAGGAAGGCTCTGGTTTGTTAAAGGTTCAACATTCTGTGACTGGAAATCCTGATGTTTATTGTCACAATGTTGTCAACGTGCCTGCTGATTCTTGGCAGATAACTAGTTATGACTTGCTTGGTTTGCAGAACGTTCCTTTTAATAGGATTTCGAAGGATTCAACTCCTTATTATATGCACTTCGAAGTTCTGCAGCGTCTAAGCCAATCTAGTCATGATTATTGTTTAGTGAAAGTTCAGGTTTTTCACGGAAAGTTTTCGGAGGTTATTCCCACGGTGCAGCATTTCTTTGCTAAACCTAGGATTATTCCTCCTACAGATACCCCTTTCACCATACATGCTGCCAAGAAAGTGCATAGTGCTGCGCAGTCAATCGTTCAAGCTTTGGTTGATCGCAAA